CGGGAATTTCCCTTGGCGGGCGAGAATCGCAAAGACCCGGCGCAGGAGCGGATTGAAAAGCTCGGTCGTCATCCGCGAAAAGGTCGGCGAGAACTGGATCAATTTTTCGGCGCTGCGCTCGGCGACCTCGCGGGCGGTCATCTGCTTTTCGAGCATCGCGAACATTTTGAAGAGATCGACATGGAACGCCTCATTGATCGCGTTGCGTTTCCACTCGGCGCGGGCGATGCCGATGTCGTAGCGACCCGTCGTGTTCCACTCCTTGGGAGTCGCCGAAGGATTGTTGGGATCGAAATAGGTCACACCCCCGGCGCGGAGATCGATGTCCCCATCGAACCCGGCTGGGATGAGGATGCGCGGGAACGCGGCGAGTTCCGCGAGGCTGTCGAGTTGCTTTTCAAGAAAGTTGAGTTGCTTCGCCTCCGGGAGCGCCATCCAGCTTGGGGAATAGCCATAGACCTCGCAGTTTTTCCATTTGAGGTAGCGGGTCACAAAAAACGGTTGCTCGTCGTAGCCGGTCGAGGCCAAGACTTCCTTGCTCGCCTTGTCCACATAGACCGAGGCATAGGGTTTGTTCGCGCCGTCCCGCTTGCCCTGCTGGATTTCACCGGGGCCGCGAGGGTAGATCATGTGGACGCAGGTGAATTTCCGGTGGCTTGTCTCCTTCTGGAGTTCGACCTTCATCGCCTCGGGTAAATTCTCCTCGCCGAATTTCAGCGCGGCTTGGCGGGCGGTCATCTCGTATTCGCGGGAAAGTGTGTCCACATAGCCCTCGTCGTTCTCCGAGATCGCAAAAGTGCCAACATCGAGCTTGGTGAAGTTGAGCGCCGAGTTGCGTCCCGCTTCGACCAGGATCGCGGCGGTGCCGTAGCATCCCCGGTCGAGATAGAGTTCGTGGATTTCGGTGTAGAAATTCGACCGCGAAAGTTCGGCCTGCACGACCTCGGTGCAACGCTTGAACCATTGCTCGATTGAATCCTCGCTCTCCATCTCCTTGGGCGGATCCATCGAGAACCAGCGGCTCTCCATTGGCGTCATCCACGCGAGTTGACCGTTGGCGAGGATCATATTTGCCCGCACCGCGGTGGCGTCAAACAGCGCGGTTTCATCAGCCATGTCCGGCTGCGAGGAGGCCGAGAAGACCCCGGCCTTGCGCGGCATCACAAACTTGGCGATCTCCTCCCAGAGGCTTTCCCATGTCGCCCGTGCCGCGACCATTTCAGCGTGTTTCCGCAGAATCTTCCCGGCGAGTTCGGTCTTCATTTGGTATCAGTCAAAACAGGTCAGCCAAGTGTGGAGGAATCACCTGCCCCTTGATCGGATTCCCCGGCGAGGATCGAACGGCGCATTCCACGGCGTTGAGCCGCTTGCCGTCTCATGTCCCCCTCGGCATCACCCTGCACGACTTGCGCCCCGGGCGCGGGTTTGTTGAGTTCCATCTGGCGGAGCGCCTCGGCTTGCTGGCGTTTCTGTTCCTCAAACTGCTGGCGTTGCATTTCCATCTGGCGTTGCTGCGCCGCCGCTTGATCTACCGCCGCCTGCTGCATCTGGTTCTGTTGCTGCTGGGCCTGCTGCTGCTCTTGCTTGCTTGGGCCTCTCTTCCCTCCCCCAAACCACGCTAGGCAGGGTGAGAGGATAGGGTTTTCGGAATGGTCAGTAAGTCGCATCGCTTATGGAGTTTTGAGGTTGAATAAACTCGGAGCGGGCGGTCTCGCCGACTCCATGCGATGCAGGGAAGTGTATACGGGGCGAAGTTGCAAGGGTTATTTTGACTGATACCACAATATATAGTGATCAGCCAGCAGTTCTGACACAACCTGTGGTATGCGTGCGCGGCATCGCGCCAGCGTTCTTCGGGGTCGTGAATGTCCACCGGGCGGGCGAGCATGAAGAAATCCTCGGTGTTCACGACCACACCATTCCATGCGGTCAACTCGACCTCCTCCGCGAAGGATCGCGGCTGCGGATACCGCCGGTAGAGATTGAGGATTTGGAGTTCCAGTTCGCGTTTCATGCCCTCCAGATAAGTTACAAATCAGAGGGGAATCATCGCCTCACCCGGGAGAACCCGCCTCGGAATCCTGCCATGACTTTGACCGGGTTGCCGGATGTTGGCTTGCGAGCAATCGCGCTGCGGTCGATCACCATGCCTCTGGAGATCGCTTGGTGCGAAAGCGAGAACGCATCGGAGTAGTGCGAGGCCCAATCGTGAACCGGCACATCCTTGATCGTGACGCCATCGCGCTCCTCTTTGGAATGGTAGGCATCGAGCGCATCAAGACCATCGACGCACCCGGCCTCGGCAAAATGGATTCGCGGAAACGCATCGTTGGCCAAATTGATTCCATCCCAAACCGAAAGTTGCCGTGGCACCGGCACCACGCCGGTCAACCCGGCGGTCGCAAGCGCCCCTTGCCACAATCCACCATTTTCCGTGGAAGCATCGTGCGGAAGGAAATGCGAGCCGTAAGCATACTGCTTGGCCTTGAGTCGTGCGGCCCAATCCGCAGGGGTTTTGCATTCATCATCCCCGCTTAATGCTTCCAAATAGTTGAGCCGGTCGCCGACCATTTGCCAAATCCACACCTTCTGGTTGAGCGGAGCGCCCACATCCCAGCTTGTGTAGACCGGCAGTTCCTTGAACCACAGGATGTCGTTGCTGATGCGCTTCTCGGCGCGGGCCTTTTCGAGAGCGCGGACATAGATCGCCCCGGGCCTGCCGATGGCAAACGAGCATTCGTATTCCTGCTCAAAAATGTGTGCCGGGGTTCCCTTGCGAATGTCGCGGAGTTCCTCCTCGGGAATGATTCCGCTGTCGCTGGCCTTGAGCATGAGCGTGAACCATTCGGGATTCCCGCAGGCGTCGTTCCACAAACGCCAGAATGCATTCCTGCCTTTCGGTGTCCCGATAAAAGTCGCCCACCCGTTGTAGTCGGACAGGCAGGGCCGGACGACTGAATGCCAAGCCGCCGGGTCGATGTCGGCATATTCATCAATGACCACGCCATCGAGGTAAAGACCGCGCATCCGCTCGTAGCTTTCCCCGGAGTAAAGCCGGATCGTCGCGCCGTGCGGCAAGGTCGCGATGAGATCGGCCTCGTTGATCTTCACGCCGGGGAGCGGCGAGAGGAAGGTCTTGATGTAACCCCACGCAATGTCCTTTGCCTGGTCTCGCGTCGGCGCGATGTAGGCGAACCGCAGCGGCGGGCCGGGGCGCTCGGTGGTGAATGCCTTGTTCAGCAGGTCTTGAATGCACCCAAAGGTTTTCCCTCCGCGACGATGCACCACCATGCAGGCCCAGCGTTTCCCTCGCTCCAGATAGGTGCGGAATTGCCTTCGCGGGCGGATTTCAAATTCCGCTTCAGACATCGCCGCCCATGATCACCCGGATTTTTTGTGTGCCGGTCTGCTCGACCTCGACCTTGTCTCCATAGCGTTTCGGCGCGAGCTTGCTGGCCACCCATTTGAGCGCGTCCACCCGGAGCCGCCCGATCTGCGCGTCGTGCGAGTTGAACGCCTCGTCGAGGATCATGTCAGCGTAAGCATCGGCCTGCTTCTGGCGCGATTGCGCGTATTGTTCGGAAAAGGTTTTGTTGTTCATCGTCCACTCGATCACCGTGGAAGGCGGAAGGTCGATGTCTCGGCAAATCGCCCGCAGGGTTTCGCCATTGGCGATGCGGAAACAGATCAGATCGGCGAGTTCTTGGGTGAACTTCGTCGGCCTGCCTTGCTTTTTCTTTGGTTTCGTCGCCATGGCTTTATATGGTATCAGTCAAAATAGCTCTTGACAAGTTTTCGTCATCCCCCTTTAGAATCCCCCTGCCGAATTTCTACTTCGGTGCGTTCTTCGGCTTTGGTTTTGACCTTCGTTTGCCGGAAGAGGATTTCGACCGTTTCCGGGTCGTCGTCGGCAATGAGATTTGCGTAGCGGAGTTGGTCGATAAGTGGCTTGCAGCCGCCTGCAAAATTGTCAGCGTCGAGCAGTTTTGTGGCGTGTCTCGTAATGCAGAGAGTAATGCGGTTTTGGCGCGTTTCTTCTCGCCTTGCAGGGCCGTCCAATGCTGGCCGAGCAACCGGTTGAGGCTTGGCGTGAGGTAGCGTCGAAGAGTGAGAGAAACTGCCATCGGGGTTCTGCCGGTAGCCGAGGTTTCGGAGTTGTTCATGTGTCCAGTTCATCTTTTTTTTCTGGCGCGAAGCATGGCGATGACCTCGGGAAACTTGGCCGGGTGAAATGCCACTTCTCGGATTTTGTCCGCAGGTAATGGCATTGGCATAATTGAGCAAATTTGCTGATAGGGTCGTCCTTTCAAAAAATGCCGCGCCGTCCGCCGAGCCTCGGTGATAATCGCCTGCTGGTGC